GGCCTCCTACACCTCCCCGGGGTCACCCCCGGCACCGTGGCGGTACCGGGGGCGCGGGGCGAGGGGCGCACCCCGCGGAGGGGGCCTCCCGGGCGGGGAGGCGGGGAGGCTACTCCGCCACGCGGCGGAGCTGCGGGGCGCGGTTCGGCACGACATCGGCGTAGTGCGCCGGGACGAGGGTGTAGGCGCCGGGCGCCACCCGCACCTCGCGGGAGACGTTCTCGCCGTCCCGGAGCGTGTACCGCACCACCTCCTCGGAGCCGTTCTGGAGGAGCACGAACCCCTCGGGCACGGCCGGGCGTGCCTCCACCCGCGGCGCCCTGGCCGGGGCGCCGGGGGCCGCCGCCGCGGCCTTCTCCGCCGCCTTCGCCGCGGCCTTCTCCGCCGCGGCCTTCTCCGCCGCGGTCTTGGGGGCCGCCTCGTTCTCCTCCGGGATCGCTCCGCCGCCCTGCTTCGTCTCGCTCATGGTGCTCCTGCTCCGTGGTTCGGGCCGCGGGCCTCCGCGGAGGAGGTGCGGCCGGGTTGCGGGCGGAGGCTACCCCGCGCCGTGCCCGGCCGTCACCTCGCCCGCGGCGGGGCTCAGTAGTTGATGTCCTCCAGGACGCCGAACGCCTGCGGGCGGCGCACCTGGACCTGCGGGTACGAGTACAGGGCGAACTTGTACTTGTCGCCGGTGATGGCGAGGGGCTGGATGCGCACCCGCACGGGGACGGGGCCGCCGCCCTTGGTCTGCTCCGGCGCCGTCTCCAGCGGGCGCTCCCCGGCGCTCCGGGTGGCCACCTGCCCCGGCTGCGGGAGCTGCCGGAAGAGGAGGTAGTCCAGGTTGAGGAAGAGCACCTTCCCCTCGGGGCAGTTCACGTCCTCCATGATGGGGACGCCGTCGAACTCCAGGGCGCGGTACCCGCCCGCGAGCTTGATCATCCCGCCGGGCGTGTTGATGTCGGTGATGTACCGCCGCTGGTCCCCGAACAGCGCCCCATACTGATCGTGCGTGGAGGGGCCGCAGACGATGAAGTTCGGGCGGAGGCCGCAGGCCTTGTAGATGCGCGTGGAGGTGTCCCGGAGGAGGGAGAAGCTCAGCGCCCGGCCCACCCCGCCGTTGCCGCGGAGCGTCGCGCGCCACTGCGAATAGGTGGCGCGGTTGATGGAGGCGTAGGTGCCGGTGTCGAGGATGGCGCCCCCGAGGAGGCCGGTCATCCGCTCGCCCGCGCCGTTGCCCTCGTAGAACTCCGTCGCCAGGGCGTGCGCGAGGCGGTTGGAGGAGTCCCGGATCTCGCTCGCGAAGAGGTCCGCCAGCACGGCCGGGTTGCCGGAGGCCACGGCGGAGGCGAGGGCCTTGCCGGTGATCTCGAAGGCATCGTGGTAGGTGCCGAACGAGAGCACGGCGGGGACCTTGGTGTCCGTGTTGAACGTGGCCACGTCCGCGCCCTCCGTGATGGCGGCGCCGGAGCCGTAGCCCGCGGTCCCGAACTTCACGTCCCACTGGATGACGTGGGAGTCGGCGTCCCGCACGTTCGGCCCCAGGACCTGGAGCATGGGGGCCGCGCGCTGGATCTGCGACACCACGTCGGGCTCGAAGCGCTTCTGGAGAACGTTGGTGATGGAGGCGAGGTCAACAGCAGGCATGGCGCCCTCCCGGGGCTGTGGGTTGCGCAGGTGCTTGGTGTCGGGGCCACTTGCTGCGCCCCGTGCGCCCGCTCCCGGGAGGGGGAGGTGGTGTGCTCACGGCCCCGCCCGCAACGCGGAGGGGGTGTAAGTGGTGGGAAGGTGCCAGCGGTGCGGCGGGGGTGTCAAGCACCCCTCCGGCGGGGAGGGGTTCAGCCCCCGGCGAAGATGCCGAAAAGCTCGCTGTCCAGGGCGGCGGAGGTGTTCCCGGCCGGGCGGCGCGGGGCCGTTCCCGCCGGGGTGGCGCCGGAGCCCCCTGCGCCCTTCGGGGCGAGGTACACCTTCCCGGCGTCCGTGCCGAGCCACGCGGAGAGGCCCTCCTTGAGCGGCACCTCCTCCTCGTCCCCATCCTCGTCCCGGCCCACGAACACCACCTTCCCCTCCGCGTTGCGGCGCACCATGCGGCCGGAGTCCTCCGCCCGGAGGTAGGTGGTGAGCGGCCCGATCATCTCCGGGCGCACGTTGAGGCCGGGGAGGGCGGTGGCAAGGAGGTTGACCTCCTCCTCCCGGAGCCGCTTCTGCGCCTCCGCCGCCTGCGCGGCCTTCATGTCCGCGAGCTCCTTCTGGAGCTTCTTGAACCGCTTGTCCTCCCCGCGCGGCGGAGCGGGGGCGGCCGGAGCCGCGGGGGTGGCCGGGGCCTTCGCCGCGCGCCCCGCGGGGGCCTCCGCGCCACCCCCGGCGGCGGGGGCGCCCTCCTGGCCCTCCTCCTCCTCCTCCTCCTCCTCCTCGCCCTCCGCCGCCTTGGGCTTCGTGAGCCCGGCGGAGGCCAGCGCGTTCGTGAGGCTCCCCTCCAGGATCTTGGGGAGGGACTTCTTGGCGAAGCGGGAGAGGCGCGCGTCGATGGCCTTGTTCACGTCCGCGAGGGTGAGCCCGGCGCCCTCCTCGGCCTCCTCCTCCTCCTCGCCCTCGCCCCCGGCGCCCTCGCCGTTCGTGGTGCCCTTGGGGGGCTTGTTCGCTGCGCCCTTCTTCGTCGCTCCCGGCATCGTGCTGCTCCTTGGTGGTGCTCCGCCCCCGCGTTGCCCCCGTGCCTACGCGGGGGCTCACACGGCGCGCGGTGCGGAGCATACGCAGCGCGGCGCGCGGGTGTCTACTCCGCGCGCCGCGGAGCCGGGGTGACCCCCACAAGCACCTCCTCATCATGGGAGGTGTACCGGAGGGGGCGGAACCGTCGCCCGCGCACCTCCACCTCGAAGTCCTCCCGCCGCCCCTCGGGCACATCCCGGAGGCGCACACGCTGCCCGTCCAGCCATCCCAACGTCGAAGGGTTCACAGCACAGGCTCCACGTCGATGAGCAGGGCATTCTCCCCCACACGCGCACGGGCCACCACCCGGAACCGCGTCCCCGGCGGGAACACTACCTCCCCCTCCCCGAGCGTGTTGAGGGTATCGGGGATGAGCGCGCCATTCACCGGGTTGCGGATGCGATACACCACAGAAAACTCCCCCGGCCCCGCACCGCGGCTGAACCCCAGGGCAACGTCGGGCGAGAGCGTGGAGGAGGTGAACCCGGGGAGGGTGAACTCCCCGGCAGAGGCCAGCGTGTCCAGGATGGCCCGGTCGGTGAACGTGGCCCCACGGAACACCACCATCTCGCGCGTGGCCTTGGGAAGCACCTCCACCGCCCTGCGCATCCCCGCCGCCATCCCCTCGGCCACTTGCACCATGGAAGCGCCGCGGAGCTTCGCCACCTCCTCCCGCCCCTGCCGCAGGAGCATGTTTGTGAGGCGGTACCCGGGGCCGGTATACCCCTCCGCGCCGCGAAGCTCCGCCGGGGTGAGGCGCCGAAGTGCCTCCTCCGCCGCCTGCCGGAACCCGCGGGGGAGGGCGTTCTTCTTCTTGAGCCCAGGCTCGTTGATGACACCCTCGATTGTGCCGGGCTGGATAGGCATCTCCGCGAACGACCCCCACCCGGGGGCTGGGGGGCGCGGGGCGAAGCCTGGGTTGCCCATCTCCGGCACCCGGGGGCGCCGCGGGGGCGCCGCGGGGGCAGCGCGGGCGGCCGGTGCCGGGCTCGCCGCCGGAGCGGGGGCGGGAGAGGCGGCGGGGGGCGGCGGAGCCGTTCGCAGGGCCACCCCGGGCTTCCCCCCGGCGATGAGGCGGGACCACTCATCGCGCCACAGGTCCGCCCGGCAGCGGCAGTTGGGGTGGAGGGGAGGCCCCTCCGCCCCGTTGGGGAACGTCTCCCCCTTGGAGGGGTTGATCGTCCGGCCGTGGAGCTCCTGGCACCTCTCGCACAGGCGCGCGTCCGCGTGCGCATCCCACCGGCGGAGGAGGTCCGGGAACTCCGGGAGGACCTCCCGGTACGTCTCGTCCAGCTCCCGGTTGTAGGCCGCCGCGAGCTCCGTGCGGACCACGCGCTCCGCCCGGTACTCCGCGCGGCCGAGCCATGCGCCGCCGAGAAGGCCGTTGCGCTCCGCCGCCCGGCCGGTGGCCATGAGGCGGGCGATGAGGGAGTCCGTGTTCTCTCCCCGCACCACCCCCACGGCGAGCTCCCGGTGAACGTCCCGGAGCACCTCCGCAGAGTAGTTCTTGGCGGTGGTGGCGAAGTACCGCTCCAGGGGGGAGCTCCCGCCGGTGGCGAGGTCCGCCGCGAGGCGCACGGGGACGGTGGGCATGAGCACCGGGCGGCCCTCGAACATGAGGAACTCCCGGGCCGTGTGGGAGCGGGCGAGGCGCGCGGCGAGGCCGGTGGCCCCGGCCCACCGGAGCAGCACCTGGAACAGCGTCGGCTGGAGGCTCTGGATGGTGCCGAGGGCGGCCTGGATGCCGAGGATGGAGCTCCGGTACGCCTGCGGCGTGTACCGGGCGCCGGAGCGCCCGGAGGCCACCCACGCCCGGAGGTCCCGGTCTAGCTCCCGCTGCGCCTGCTGGAGCACCGGGCGGATCGCATCGAGGGCGGGGCCGGGGAGCCGGGCGGTCTCCTCCGCGATGGCCTCCAGCACGCCCCGGAGCTCCGCCGCCCGGGGGTCGCGGGGGGTACGCGGCGCCACGGGCTACTCCTCCCCGCCCGCGCCCTCCTCGGGCTCCTCTTCTTCCTCCGGCTCCTCCTTCGGCGCGGCGCCCCCGGGCGGGGGCGGAGGGGTGCCGGGCGGGGGGCGGTTCGCCGGGTCGTAGTCCTCGTCCGGGGTGTTCTGTTCGATCTCCCGGCGGATCTTCGCCATGGTGGCCGGGTCCGCCTCCCCGCGGAGGATGCGGGCGGCGAGGTTGCCGCGGTAGGTGCGCCAGAAGGTGGCGGAGGGGATGGTGAGGCCCTCCACCACCGCCGCGTCCGCCACCGCCTCCGTGGCGGTAACGCTGTCGAACTCCCGGAGCCCCATCACGGTCCACCGGCGCGGCGCGTCCCCCCGGCCCCGGGCCACGAGGGCGAGGAGCTCCCGGGTGTGCTCCACGGCGAGGGCGCCGATGGCGGCGAGCACCACCTCCCGGGAGCTCTTGTCCTGCGCCTTGCTCTCCCCGCTCCGGCCCACGGCGGAGGCCGTGTTGTCGATGGTGCTCGCCATGGTGGCGGTCACCCGGTGCATCTCGTCCCGGAGGGCCTTGAGGTCCTCCGCCGCCACGGAGAACACGTCCGCCGGGGGGGTGGTGTACTCCAGGCGGTCCTTGCTGCCGAAGGTGTGGATGCGGCCGGTCCCGTAGATCTGCTCCGTGGCCCTCCCCGGGTTCTGTTGCGCCTCGGAGGGAACCTCCCCGCCGCCGCCCCCGCTCTCCGGCCCGAGGTAGGCGGTGAGGAGGGGGAAGAGGTGCTTGAACTGCGACCACGAGAAGGCGTTGCGCTGGTTGAAGTGCGCGCGGGCGATGGCGTGGAGCTTGTCCAGCGCCCAGAGGCCGTCCGGGAGGCACAGGCGGAGCACGGGGACGGCGCCGAAGGAATGGGGGCCGCCACGCACCGGGGAGAACACGTCCTCATCCCGCGGCGCCTTCCCCTCCTCGTGGGCCACCTCGAACACGGCCCACTCGTTCGCCGTGTAGAACGTGAACCGCTCCACGCACCGGGCGGGGGCGCCGGGGGCGCCGCGCGGGTGGAGGCGCCGGTGGAGGCACACCCACACGAGGCGCCCCTCCTCATCCTCCTCCCAGTCCGTGACGCACTCCGCCTCCAGCGGCACCACATAGGCGCGGAGGAGCCCGGCGGCCTCCTCGTCCGCGAGGCTCTCGATGGGCTGCTCCTCCGGCGCGGGGCGCGGCGGGAGGTCCACCAGCGTCCACGCGGTGCGCACCACGAGGGCCTCCCGCACCCGGTTCTGCACGAAGGCCGTGAGGTCCATCCCCCGCCGGTCCACGTCCTGGAGGAACACTTCCGAGATGAACGGGTCCGGCTTCGGTTCCGCCGTCACCCGGAGCGGGTCCTGGGCGAGCTGGGCCACGAGGTCCCCCACGATCTCCCCCGGGTAGGGGATGAAGAACGCGCGCCGCTTGCGCTCTTCGTAGACGTGCGCCTCCTCCTCCGCGTGGCGCGGAAAGAGCCCCTCCAGGAGCTCCTTGTCGCACAGCAGGCGGCGGCCCCCGGAGGTGAGGGCGCGGCACTCCGCCCAGTAGGGCGCGAGGTGCTCCGGGTGGCGGGAGTTGAGCTGCGCCCAGGTGAGGCGCCACTTCTCGGGGGAGGCCAGGAGGGGGGCAGGCATGGGGCGGAGGGTACGCCGGGCGGAGGCCCGGGCTCAACCTCCCCGCCCCGGCGGGTGGTGCTACTGCTCCACCGCGCGCCACCCGGGGAGGGAGAGCGCGTCGGCCATGTGCGCGTTGAGGTCCGTGCGGAGCTCGTTGAGGAGCGTGTTCGCGGAGCCCTGGTCCGTGGCGTCCGGGGAGGTGATGGTGCGGGCGACATCGTCGTTCGCATGGACCCCGGCCTGGGTGAAGTGGAGGTTGAGAAGTTCCTTGATCCCGTTCGCCACGTCCATGACGGCGGTGAGATCCGTGATGGGGAGGATGTCCTCCACCGGGTCCGAGAGCTCGTTCGCGGTGTCCGGGGTGAGGTGCGCGAGGTCGTCCGCGATGTGCTCCGCGTAGGCCACCACGAGCGCCTTGGCGAGCGTGATGGAGGTGGCGAGGTCGGAGGCCACCGGGGCGGTGACCGTGAACTCCCCGGCGTCCAGGTGAACGTCCGGGGCCGCCCCGGCGGAGAGGCTCCCCGCGGTGTGGGTGTGCGCGCTCTCGTTCCCGTTCGTCCCCGCCGGGGTGGGGGCGCGCAGGATCTTGAACGCCACCGCCGCGGTGGGGGGCGCGAGGCCGAACACGGTGAGGACGAGGGGGGCCGCCGCCGCCGCGGGGTGGGAGGCGATGAGGCACGGGGCCTGCCCCTCCGCCAGGAGCCAGTGGCCCGCGTACTGGTTGAGCCCGGCGGTGAAGCTCTCCGTGGTGGTCACCACCTGCGCGGCGGTGGCGTACCCGGTGCCGGTGGCGGCCTCCACCTCCGCACCGGCGGGGGCGGTGCCGGTGAAGGCGTGGGTGTGGGCCGAACCGGCCGCGGTGGCGCCGCTCACGGAGCCGATGCCCCCCTCCGCCAGGGCGCGCTTGAACGAGCTCATCCAGGCCGAGAGCAGGGCGATGATGAAGTGCGACTTACGGACTCGCGTGGCCATGGTGTCCTCCTAGACCCGGGTCCTTCCCGGGCTCATGTGCCGGGCGGGAGTAGGCCACACCTCCGCCGCGGTGTCACCCGGCCCCCGGCGGGAGCTCAGCGCACCGGGCCTCCGTGGAGGCGCACGGCTCCGGGGTGTACGGCTCCCCGGCCATGCGCCCGCACCCCGGGCACTCCATGGGGTGCTCCGCGGCGCAGAGGGGGGCCACCGCCACCCACACCCGGGCGCAACGGGGGCAGTGCATGTGCCACACCCCCCACCCACCGGAACGCCGGGCCGCCACCTCATCCCGCCACGCGGCGAGGTCCACGGAGCCATCGGGGCGGACCCAGTGCGGGCGCTCCGCCTCCCGCGCGCTCACCCGAACACCTCCCGCACGAGGCCGGGGCGGGGGCCGCGCACCGCGGGGCGGGGGCCGCAGAGCACGGCCCACCCGATCACCGTCGCCATCACCACGTCATCGTTGCACCCGTTCTCGTGCTCCACCTTCCCGGTCTTCTTGCGGACGAACGTGCGGGCCTCCCCGGCGAACACCGGGTCCGGGGAGGTGAACTGCCCCTGGAGGAGGGCGTCCGCCAGATCGTCGATGGCGGGGAGGCGGTTGGAGGGGCCGGTCCACCACCCGAGCTTTTCCGCGTGATCCCGCCAGAGGTGCGGGTAGTGGAGCTCCTCGTGGAGCACATGGAGCACCGTCCCGCCATGCCCGTTGCGCTCCACCACCACGAGGGCCTCCCCGAAGGCGAGGGCGAGGAGGTGTACCCACCGGGCGAACTCCGCCGGGGGCACCCGGGCGCGGAGGGTGGCCACATGGGCGCGGGAGGTGCGGTGTAGCACCACCGCCACGAGCCAATCCCCGCCGCTCTCCGCCGTTCCGCCCTCGGCGCAGTCCACGGAGATGAGGAACCGCCCCGGCTTCGGGGGCTCCCACACCCGGAGGAGAGAACCGTGGCCCCGGTTGAGGGTGCGGTGGAGGTTCGCGAGGCGGCGGTAGAAGGGGGCGATGGGGCGCGCGGTAGCCTCCGCCCCCACGGCGAGGCGCTCGAGCTCCCCGGTGGTGAGCGGGGTGGCCACCCGGGCCTCGGCCTCCAGGCGCTTGATGGCGTTGCGGTCGAAGTAGGTGGAGCCGGAGAGGAGGAAGCACGAGGAGGGATCGTGCGGGTACTCCTGGAGGGTGCGGTCCGCACCCTCCCGGGCCACCTGCTGGCGCCACCACCGGAGCTGCGCGGTGGTGAGGGGGGCTCCCACGGCGCGGGCCGCCGCCAGGAGCTCCTCCTCCGCCTCGTCCCGTGCCTCCGCCGGGGCATCGTCCGCCCCGCCCGGCCCGGCCCGGAGCGTGTACTCCGGCATCCAGAACCACGCGAAGAAGTGGGGGGTGAGGCCGTTCGCACCGGCCACGGCGCCCTGCCAGAGCTCGTGGAACGCACCTCCCGCGCCGTTCGCGGTGCTCTCCGCCACGAACTCCCCGCCGCGCTCCGGGCCGGGGATGGTCTTGAGCAGGGAGTTGAGGATGTCCGCCCCATACTCCAGGTGCGCGAGCTCCGAGATGTGGACCCGGTGGTGGGTGCCACCGCGGCCCACCTTCTCCGCGCTGCGCTTCGTCCCCCCGGTGTCGTACACGGTGAGGCGGGAGCCGTTGGAGAGGTTGAGGGTGCTCCCCACCCACTCGGAGGTGATGGGGACACCGGCCTCCGCGAGGCGGTCCCGCATGTAGTCCAGGGCCTCGATGATGCGCTTGGCGTTCTCCCGGGTCTTGTGGGGCGGAACCACCACCACGACGCGCACATGCTCCCGGGTGGTGGCGAACCACAGGTCCCGGGCGAGCTCCAGGGTGGTGAAGCCCACCTGCCGGGCCTTGAGCACGATGTCCCACCCGGTGCGCCGGGCCTCGAACTGCGCCTGGATGCGGTTCCACGCCATCGCCACCGGCGCCCCGCCGTCCTTCGTGGCGATGCGGATGAAGTGCTGGCAGAACACCCCGAAGGCGGAGGGGCCGCGCCCCATCACCTCCTGCCACCGGAGCATGAGGGCGCGGCGGCGAATGCTCTCCAGGCGGGAGCGGTGGGCACCCAACGGGGAGGAGGGCGGCGGGGCGGCCGGTGCGGTGGGCACCGTGGCGGCGGAGGGGGTCACTTCCCCTCCGGCCGGTTCACGGTCCCGGAGGTGAGGGCCACCACCTCCCGCTGGAGCTCCTCCAGGCTCCCGTCCTCATCCCCCGCCGGGGCGGTGCCGGGGGAGAGCCGGGCCAGGAGCCGCTCCTCCATCTCGTAGAGCTTGAGGAGCTCCAGGGGCGAGGCCCGCGCGCCATCCCGGAGGAGGGCGAGCACCTCCCGGTCCTCCTGGGAGATGCGGCCCTTCATCACCTTCCCGGTGATGGGGTCGCGCACCCCCACCTTCACGCGGCGGAGGATCTCCGCCGTCTCGTGGATCCGCGCGGTGGCAAGCTGCCGCTGGAGCCGGGCGAACTGGAGCATCCCCGCCTCGGCCTCCTCCCGGGTGCCGAGGGCGGGGCGGGGGCCGCCGGAGGGGGCCGGGAGGGGCGGGGCCGCGGAGGCCCCTGGGAGGCCCGTAGGGGCCGCCAGGGGCGCCGGGAGGGGGTCCGTCCGTGCCGGGGGCGGAACGGCCACGGAAGGGGCCGCCGCGGGGCGGGGCGGAGGGGGTGCGGGGCGGGGGGCTGGAGCCGGGGGGTCCGCGCCCTCCTCCTCCCCCCCCTCCTCCGGCACCTCCCCGGAGCTCCCGGAGCCGGGGGAGGTGAGGATGGCGGGAGGGATGCCGCGCGCCGGGTCCCCGTGGCGAACGTACTTCGTCACAGTCTGCCGGGACATCTTGAGCGCCCGGGCCGTGGCCTTGGTGTTCCGGCCCAGGGAGAGCCATGTGCGGGTGATCTCCTCTACCTTGGCCACCGGCAGGGAGGTGTCCGGGGGCGTAGGGGCCGGGCGGGTGGGGAGAGGGGGTACCGGCGCGGCGGAGGCTTCGGGGGCGGGAGGGTGCTCCATGTGCTCAACCCGGGAGCGGGGGAAGGGGTGCTACCCGGCGAACGCAGAGAAACACGGGGCGCCGGTGGGTGTCCACACCGGGTGAGCACGGGTGCCCAGGGAGGGCCTGGGTGCTCACGGAGCGGATAATGGGTCATCGCGGGGCGGGGGCTTGTCTGCCCAGCGTGGGGGGAGCTACCGCGGGCCGGGCTTCGCACCCGCCGCGGCGGCGAGGCGCGCGCGGTTCTCGGCGGAGTCCTCCACCCGGAGGCCACCCGCGGGAGAGCCGTGGAGGGCGAGCACCACCTGCCCCTGGCGGAGGCACGAGAAGCGGTGAGCGCCGGTGTGCGCGAAGTCGCAGATGCACCCCTCGGGGCGCTCATGGAGCACCGGGCGCGGGGGGTCGGGCTCGCACCCGGCGTCCGCGAGGATCTCCGCGATGGTGCGGCGGCGGGGCGCCACGGGGCCATCGGCACCGGGCGGGAGCGTGGGGGGCGGCGGCGGGGGCGTTGGGTGGTCACTCATGGGATCCATCTTGCCGCTCTACCCGGCACCACACTACCTCCACCACCCGGCCCCCGGCGGCCTCCCGGAAGCGCACGGCGAGCCGGGCCACGAGGCGCTCCCCGGGGCGCTCCACCACCGCCGTCTCGTCCCCGGGGGCGATCCCCGGCACCCCCTCCGCCCGGAGGCGGAGGAGCTCCTCCGCGGCGTACCGGCGCGCGGCCTGCACACCCGCCCGGCGCGCGGCGTAGGCGGAGAGCTCCCGCACCCGCGGCGGAACGGTGAGGCCGCGGGGGTAGATGGCCACGGTGAAGGGCGCCATCACAGCACCTTGGCCCTTCGGAGGAAGGCCGCCATGCGGTCGCGCTTCGTGGCGCCGATGCGCTTCGTGGCGCCGGTGCGCGCCGGGGCCGCCGGGAGCTCCGCAGGGGGGCGGCGAGGAACTCCTCGGCCCGGGCCACCGCCCGGGCCTCCGTGGCGCAGAAGCCGGTGCGCCCCACCACCCGGCCGTTGCGGTAGGCCGTGGCGCGGTAGGGGTGAACATTCCCGCTCCACGCCTGCACCACCACCGCGTCTCCCGCGGGGAGCTCCGCGGGGGAGCCGGTGAACAGTTCGAAGGTGCCCATCACGCCACCGCGGCGGAGGTGAGCCTGAGGGCGGCGATGGCGGCGGCGCGGGTCACCCCGCGCCCGTGCGCGAGCTGGCGCATCTGGCCATCCCGGCTCCAAACGTTAGCGTAAAAGGTGTCGTTGTGATCGCCCTGGCGCACGCTCAAGCGGCAGGTCGCGGGGTTGAGGCCGAGGGCGCGGAGGGTGGCAGCGGTGGTCATGGCGAAGGCCCATGCTGCACTTCCCGTGCCGGGCTATCGGCGCTCCGTGCTTCTGCACCTCTCGCCCAGAACACGGGGCGCACCAGCCCTTCTACCCCTGGGCAGAAGTCTTCCCGATGGGCAGTTCTCTCACCACGGGCTGCTGGTGAGAGGTCTTACCAGCCCCGGCCACCGGGCGCGGCCGGGGAGAACGCGCAACGGGCCGTGAGAACCGGGCCGGGTTGACCAGGGCCTGCATGAAGCCCCGCTGCCCCCGGTGAAGGCGCCACGCGGTGCAGAGGGCCGCACGCTCCTCCGGCGGGGCCGCGGCGTAGTGGCGAAGCGCACGAAGCACCATGGCCTGGGGCTTCCCGCGGAGGCCGGAGAGGGCCGCCACGGCCCACAGGGACACCCACAGCTTCCCGGCCTTCGTGCGGTACACCTCCACCCCCTCCACAGAGCGGCAGAGGCGTTCCGTGTCCGTGTGGTGCTTGACGACCCCGTGGCGCCGGGTGGGGGCCTCCAGACCCTGCTCCCGGAGCACCTCCCCGGGCTTGCGCCGGGCCGCGGCCTCCCCGCTCACCACCCCCGCTCCACGGCCCGGCGGTACACCGCCGCCTTGGTCATCTCCAGCGCCCCGAGGTGTTCCACGAGCGGGAGGTGCGCCGAGACCACGCTGGCCCACCCATCCCCCGCCGGGTGCGCCGCGGTCTGCCTCACGATGAACACCCCGGCGTCCACATGCCCCGCGCGCACGAGGGCCAGGGTCTGCTCGAGCACGTCCACGAGCTCCTGCTGGCTCGGCGCACCCACCGGCCCCATGCCACCACCGGGGAGCACCCGGAACGGAATCACCCGGGCGGCGGGAGGCTCCGGCACCTCGGCCACCAGAGCCTCCACGGCGGCCTCCTCCGGCGGCGAGAGGCGCTCCGGCTCCGGCTCCGGCTCCGGCTCCGGCTCCGGCTCCGGGGTGTCCACGGGGGGCTCACACGGGGTGCCCACGGGGGGAGGCGCCGGGGTGCCCACGGGGGGCGCCGGGGGGTCACCCCCACCGGGGAACGGTTCCTCCTGCTGGTGCGCCCTCCACCCCTCCGCCCAGGCCGCACCCAGGGCGGTAAAGAACGGCCAGGGGTTCCTACCCTCGTCCATCCCCTCCGCGGAGGCCATGTACCCCTGCCGCCGCGCCTTGAGCTTGTGGGCCGCCATCTCCGGGCTATCGCCCTTCTCGTGCTTCCCCGGCCCCACTCTCCCGTTGCCTCGTGCCATCCGTGAACTCCTCCTGCGTGCGGGCCTTGCCGCGCGGCCGAGGGTACACCGCGCGCGCCGGGTTGCCGCGGGGGGCGCGGCTCTCGTACCGTCGCGCGGCACCCTCCCCATGGGGGGAGGTGGTGCAGAAGGGCCGGGATGAGACGCATGGGAAGCACGGAAGGCACGGCAGAGAAGAACGGGGCGCGGGGGCGGAAGCGCGCGGCGCCGGTGGTGGAGGAGGCCCCCAGGGCGCCGCGCTCCCGCATCGTGGGGCTTCGCACCCTCCCGCTGGAGCGCATCGACCGCTTCGGGTTCGGCAACCCCAAGCACATGACGGAGGAGGTGCGCCGGGCGCTCCACACCTCCCTCGATGAGTTCGGGACCATCCTCCCGCTCATCGCCCGGCCGCACCCCTCCGGGGACCCGGGGCGGGTGGAGCTCATCGATGGCCACCACCGCCTGGACGACTTCGCCGCCCGCGGGGACACCGTGGCGGAGGTGCTCGTGGTGGACGTGCCGGACGACATGCGGGCGCGGGCGCTGCTCCTCGCCATCAAGGGCATCCAGGCGGACTTCGACCCGGAGGCCCTCCCCGCGTACATCGAGGGCCTCATCGCCGACACGGACGCCACCCAGGAGTGGCTCGCCTCCGTGTCCGCCGTGGACCTCTCCTTCCTCGAGACGGAGCCCGGCGCGGGGGAGGCGGGAGCCGGGGAGGGCGGGGAGGTGCGGGCGACGGACGGCCACGTGAACCTCGGAGGCATCGCCGAACGGTTCCTGGTGCCCCCCTTCACCGTGCTGGACGCCCGCGCCGGGTGGTGGCGGGAGCGCAAGCAGGCGTGGCTCTCCCTCGGGATCAAGAGCGAGGTGGGGCGGGGCGGGGCCGCCCCCGGGAGCACCGGCGCCGCTCCCACCTCCGGGGCGTGGCTGAACCGCCGGGGCGACGGCTCCACGGCCCCGGCGGACCCGAAGTGGAAGAAGGGCGCCCCGGCCGCCAAGGGCCTCGCCGTCAATGACGTGGCGGGCTACGTGCCGGACTTCTACCAACTCAAGACGGCCCTGGAGCGCAAGCTGGGGCGGGAGGTCTCGAAGGGGGAGTTTGAGCGGGAACACTTCCCGGCCATCCTCGCCGCGCGCGGGAACGACCCGCGGTACTCCGGCAACATCTCGGCTACGGGGACCTCCGTGTTCGACCCGGTCCTGTGCGAGCTCTCCTTCCGGTGGTTCTCCCCGCCCGGGGGCTCCGTGCTCGACCCCTTCGCCGGGGGCTCCGTGCGGGGTGTGGTGGCGGCGGCCCTCGGCCGGGCCTACACCGGCATCGAACTGCGCCCGGAGCAGGTGGCGGCGAACCGCGAGCAGTGGGCCGCCATCGGCCCCCGCCTCCGGGCCGCCGCCCCGCCGCCGCCCGCGGGGGCCGTGGAGGTGGCGGGGGAGCAGACGCCGGTGGAGCGCCGGGGCAACGTGTGGGTGAAGCGGGATGACCTGTTCCGCGTGGCCGGGGTGAGCGGGGGGAAGGTGCGGAGCTGCTGGCACCTCGCCCAGGGCGCCACGGGCCTCGTCACCGCCGGGAGCCGGAGCTCCCCGCAGGTGAACATCGTCGCCCACGTGGCCAAGGCCCTCGGCATCCCGTGCCGGGTGCACACCCCGGAGGGGGAGCTCTCCCCGGAGGTGAAGGCCGCGGAGGCCGCGGGGGCGGAGGTGGTGCAGCACCGGGCCGGGTACAACACCGTCATCATCAAGCGCGCCCGGGACGATGCGAAGAAGCGCGGGTGGCGCGAGATCCCCTTCGGCATGGAGTGCACGGAGGCGGTGACGCAAACGCGGGCGCAGGTGGCCTCCATCGCGGAGCACGTGCGCGCCGGGGCCATCAAGCGGGTGGTGATGCCGGTGGGGAGCGGGATGAGCCTCGCAGGTGTGCTCCACGGCCTCCGGGACCACGGCCTCACGGTGCCGGTGGTGGGGGTGGTGGTGGGCTCCGACCCGAAGGAGCGCCTCGCGAGGTACGCCCCGGCCGGGTGGGAGAGCATGGTGGAGCTCCGGGCCTCCGGGCTCCCCTACGACAAGCCGGGGGCGGCGGAGGAGTTCCTCGGGCTCCGGTTGGACCCGATCTATGAGGCCAAGTGCCTCCCGTTCATGGAGCCGGATGACCTCCTGTGGGTGGTGGGCATCCGGCAGACGGCGGAGGCCACCTCCACCACCGGAGAGGGTGCGCGGCCGGTGGTGGGGCCGGACCCGGTGTGGGTGGAGGGGGACTCCACCCACGCGCACACCCTCGCCCCGGGGGAGTACGACCTCCTGTTCTCGTGCCCCCCCTACGCCGACCTGGAGGTGTACTCGGACGATCCGCGGGACCTCTCGGCCATGAGCTACCCGGACTTCCTGGCCACCTACCGCACCATCATCGCCCGGAGCGTGGCCATGCTCCGCCCCGACCGCTTCGCCGTGTGGGTGGTGGGGGACGTGCGCGACCCCCGCGGAATGTACCGCGGGCTCGTGGCCGACACCATCGCGGCCTTCCGCGCTGCCGGTGCGGAGCTCTACAACGAGGCGGTGCTGGTGACGCCGGTGGGGAGCCTCCCGGTGCGGGTGGGGAGGCAGTTCGCGGCGGCCCGGAAGCTGGGCAAGACCCACCAGAACGTGCTCGTCTTCGTGAAGGGGGACCCGAAGAAGGCGACCGCGGCGTGCGGAGCGGTGGAGGTGGGGGAGGTGCCCTACGGGGAGGAGATCACGGAGGAGGAGGTGGTGGAGGATGAGCCGGAACGGACGAACCCGGAGACGGCGGAGGAGGCTCCTCCGCCGAGGGCGTAGCTCCTCCACCCACGGCGCGCTTCGCGGCGCGTCGCCACACCCCGCTCCGGGCCATGAGCTGCACCACCGGCCCACGAGCACCCTCACCGCCACCGCTCACCCGCCAGAGGGTGAGGAGGGCCGAACGCTCCCCGGGTGAGCGGGTGGCCACCCACCGCTCCACCTCCGCCACCGTCGCCCCCCACAACCTCTCGCCCCCGGAGGGGCCGGTGTGGAACCGGGCGGCCCCCATGGCCACCCACCGCACGGCCTCCTCCGTCCACACGGTGATCGCCCGGCGGAGCTTCGCCCGGTTCACCCCGCGGGAGCGCCCCCCACGAACGGCCCCGGCTCCGTGCTGCCGTGTCACCCGCTCCCGGTACTCCTCCTCCCGGCGGAGCCTCTCCTCAAGCCACGCGGCGAAGAGGACGGGGCTCCGAACCTGCTTCGAGTAGCCCGAGCTCCCCACGGCCTCCGGGGGTGCGGCGCCGTACTGCACGGAGCCCTCGAAGTCGTGGCGGGAGAGGCCGCAGAGGTTCGTGAGGTCGTAGATGGGCCAGTCCCCGGCCTCCTGCCGTTCGCGCACCATCTCCCGGGCGCGCTTCATGGTGATGGTCCGCCACGAGCTCACGGGAGGCGCTCCAACACCGCGGCATCGAGGGCCGGGTTGTCGAGGGTGCCCACGCGGGAGCACCGGAACGCCACCTCCGCCGCCCGGAGGTGCTCCACCGCCCGGAGGAACTCCGGCCACCGGAGAACGCACCCCCTCCACGTGGGGGCCATCTCCTCCCGGAACGCCACCTCCACCGCCGCCGCGTCCGGCACGTACACCCGGCGGGGCACGTCCTTCCGGGCGTTGCTCCCGGGCTTCATCCCCACGCGCCCGGCGCTCCAGTACTTCGTGGTCGCGTTGGCGTACTCCTGCATCGTCACGCCCCGGAGGAGCCCCGCCGCCACCATGCGCCCCACCGTCTCCGGGTACACGGAGAAGAACTCGCAGGCGCCAATGCACTCGTCCTTCCCCACGCAGTCGAGGCCCTTGCGGGGGTCCACGAAGAGGAGGGCGGCGGAGGCCAGCGCGGCGTCGTCGATGTCATCGCTCATGGTCACAACCTCACGGAACGGATGGCGTGGAGGGTGGAGGCGATGCCCATGGCGGCGAGGGCCTCCTCCGCTTCGGGGGCCTCCTCCGGGAGCACCATGGAGCGCACCGCGAACGCGAACACCTCCGGGCGGCCCACGTGCCACCGGGCGCGGCGGTAGTCCATGCGCCCGATGGTGGCGGTCTCCTCCCGCTCCACCACCGCGGCGGCGACGAACGCGGAGGCCATGGCGTCCCGGAGCGCCTGCTCCCGGTCGGTGGAGAGGCCGGAGCGGGAGGCCCTCCTTGGAGGTGAGGCGGAGGGCCAGGGTGGCGCGGGTCTCGGGGCTCATGGCTCCGCGCCTTGCCGCGCCCGGAGGTGCCGGGCCACGTGCGGCGGGAGGTTCGTGCGCCGGAGCCGGAACACCACGCACGGGAGGATGCAGAGGTAGAACGCCACCCCCGGCGGCCCGGAGAGGCGCGTCCAGAAGAGGCCCACCCACACGTCGCGGGGCTCCACCTCCACGCGGAGCTCCCACAACGCGGCGCGGGTGAACCACCGCCGAAGCACGAGCCCCACCACGGGTCACCCACCGGCGTCACGGCGCGGCGGGGGCCGGGGGGCGGAGCCCCAGGTCGCGGTCCACCAGCACCGTGAAGCGGTCGAGGGCGGCGGCCTCCTGGGGCGTGGAGAGCTCCGCCGCCGCCATGAAGAACTCCACGGATGCGGCGTGGTGGGAGAGCATGAGGGAGAGCACGAACTCCGGCGGGGCGCAGGGGTTCGACACGAGGGCGAGGTGTGCGAGGTGCGCCGCCACCACGTAGCGCCTCATCGCGTGCATGAGCGCCGGGGGCGGCGGGGGGAGCGGTTGGTCGGTCATGGCGGGAGTGTACTTGCCGCGCCGCCCGGGTGGGCTACGGGGCGAGGGCGCGCACCCGCTCGAACACCACCGCCGCGGGGAGCACGGAGAGGAACCGGCGGAGGCGCCGGGGGTTCGCCACGGTGCGGGGGAAGAACAGCCGGGGCTCCGAGGTGAGGAGGCACTGGAGGTGCTCCCGGAACGCCTCCACGTCGTCCCCGAGCACGTGGAGGAGCTCCAGGTCCGGGTGGGAGCCCCGCACGTAGCCCGGCGGGGCGGAGAGCACGCGGAGCCAGTTCCCGGCCTTGAGGTGCGCGATGTGGCGGGGCACGAGGCCGAGCTCCCGAGCCACCACGAACGCCGGGAGGCCCCCGCGGTCGGCGAGCAGTTGGGCCGCCACGAGCCCGGCGCGGGCGCGGAGGCGCTCCGCCCGGGAGCCGTAGGTGGCCGAGGCGTAGCGGGCTCCCCGGGAAAGCTGGGCCTCCCACGGCGCACACACCCGGAACCCCGGGGACGAGAGGCGCCGGAGCTCCTCACACGGCGCCCCGCCGCGCG